GTTATTTCGGTGCTGGTGTCGGAGGTACTATTATTGGTTTTGGTGCTACTAAATTAGCTATTACTGATGACTTGTATAAGAGTTTAGAAGATGCTTTAAGTGAGAATGTAAACGAAAAAGTGTTATCATGGGTAGAAGCGACACACGGATCACGTTTAGAAACTGGATGCCCTAAAATAGATATTGGTACACGTTGGACCAAGCGTGATGTTATTGGTGTAAATATGGAACAAGGGCGCTATGATGAATCTATTGTTATTCGGGCTATTGATGAAAACGGTAAGTCATTTTGTGAAGATGTTAAAACAACTGAGGAATACCAACAAATTAAAAACGAAATTGACGAGGTTATATTCTTAGCTGAGTATCAACAAGAGCCTATTGAGGCTAAAGGGTTGTTATTTCCTAAATCAGAATTGAGATACTTTACACCAGATAAGAACCTTGTATTTGAAAGTTCAATAGCTTATGTCGATGTTGCTGATGAAGGTAGCGATAATTTAAGCGCACCTATTGGACGTAACATTAAAACGGATATTTATATTACCGATGTATTGTTTAGTAAAGATAATAGCGAGATTACAGAACCGTTATTGGTATCTAAGTTAAAAGAGCATGACGTTAAGTTTTGCCGTATCGAAGCGAACAACATGGGTGCTATATACGCTCGTAATATTAGGAATAAATCACAAACACAAATATTTACAGCCGTATCTACAAGTAATAAACACACTCGTATTTTAATGGATGCTGGATTTATTAAGAAAAACTGTTTATTTCTGACACCCGAATTTCAATCAAAAGAATATAAAGCATTTATGACTGAGTTAACCGAATATTTAAAAGCAGGAGGTTCTAAACACGATGACGCACCAGATTCAATGAGTGGACTTGTAATATTCATTCGTGGTTGTTTGCCACACTTGTACGTTTAACTACTTCAAACTAACCCCAAACTGATTAATCAATATCGCATTAGCTTGCTGAGGTGTAATGATTTGTGATGTAACCAACGAATTAAGAGCAGCACTAACACTATTCAATGTAGTAGCCTCTTGAGTTTTATCCGCTTGTAAGTATGGTAAATGGCTATAATCTAACACTAATCTGTAACCTTCTGGCACTCCAATAAACTTAGATAAGTTTTGAGCGAATCCATCCGCATCAGGTACTATCGTATCATTATGTGTAGAAATTAAACCATGCTTTAAATTCTCATAAGTTGAACCACTAAATAAGTTTCTGTTAACTCCAAGAGCATCAAGTATAGTCATTCCATTAGCATCTATTTGCTCTGGTAATAACAAATCTCTTGTTGGGTAACTCATAGGTGTATAAGTCAAAGGTGAGTTAGTGATAATCGTTTTCATTTGGTTATCATCAACACCATGATTTCTACGATATAGTTCTTCTTTCTCTTTTATTTCTTCTGGTGTAGCTGGTAAAGCTCCCATTGAATCTTTTAACGGTGTACGGCTTAATATACCTAATGCGCCACGTTCACCACTAATACAGTTTAAATACTTATATGCTAATTCTGTATTACTTGTTGGAAATTCTAAACCTACTAATGGACTGATACCAATTAAAGGATTGTCTAAATCATCAACTTTGCTCCACAATACGCTATTTACTTCAAACGGTTTAACAGTTCCATTCTCAGTGTATTCGTACTTACTAATCACGCCCTCGATACTAACTTGATCGAAATATTTACCAGTAAGTACTGGTTTTAATAATGCTGGACTAATATTTTTTAATGATGTTGGTACTTTTGATAAAGGGCTTGGAGTTGATTTGTATATAAACTGGTTTCCGTAAACCTTCAACTGTCTATAATATTGGTTTAAGAATGGGTTTTGTCCTTGCAATATGTTTGGTTTCTCTAATAGTTTAGCCATTTCTGGAGGCATTGGTAAAAATTCATCACTACCTATTTTCTGATATTTAAACACTCCATTACTAAACATTGAGGCTAATTTATCAACTGGAATCTTAAACTGAGGTATTGAATTGTATATTTTATAAGGCACTAAAGCGTTAATATACACCTGCCCTTTATTGATATTCATGTCCACTCGACCATTAAAATAGGCTTTTTTAGCTTGCTTGCTTGTTCCGTTGAATAAATCCCCGATTGAATAAAATAGATTGCTTATTTGCATTATTTACTAATTTAGTTTATATTATTTGCAATATTCCGTAAAAGTACAAAATATTTTTAAATAAATTTGCATAGTATCAAAATAAGTATTATTTTTACGCAAAGTTTTTACGATAAATACGAATAACTTTAATTAATGGCTGAATTAACACCTACACAAATAAAAAAGTTAAAGGCTGATAAGGCTGTTAAAATCAATTCTCAGGAGGGAGTGTGTAAATGATTAAGGCTATTGAATTTCCAAATAAAACATTTTCCACTAAAGAGGATTTATTTTCTGAGTTAAAGAAAAACGAAAACCGTTTAATTGACTTAAAAAAATCAAACGTTTATAAATCACACGAAAAAGGTCAATTTTCATTTCTTAATGCTGATAAATTATTTACTACTGAAAAATCCTTAATAGCTGCAAAGGATGGATTTATTTACCCAATCATTTCTACTACTAATTACATGGATAGTCATAAGGACGTTCATTTTAATGGCAGTATGACTAAAACAGCTAAGGAACAAAATGGCAAGGTTGTATATGCTTTAGATCACGAATTAAAGTACGATTCAATATTAGCATGGCAAAAGGACGTTAATATGTTTATTGCTACAATAGGATGGGATTTAGTTGGTAAAAACTATAACGGTACTACTGAGGCGTTAGTATTTGAGATTAACAAAGATGCAATTACTCGCAAAGATGTATTAAAATCTATTGAAAATAAAGTATCTGAGTTTCAAAACTCTATACGCATGGTTTACTATAAAGTAGTATTAGGGCTTAATTCAAGTGCAAAAGAAAACGCTACTAATAAACAGTACTACGATGCGAGAATTAACGACATAGTTAACAAAGAAATAGCAGAAGAAGAAGGTTATTTCTGGGGCGTTGAAGAATTAGGAATACACAAAGAAGGTAGTTTAGTAGTTGCTGGAGGTTCAAACGATGCAACTAGCATATATAGCAAAAATATTGAAGCCGTTGATAACACTTCAAGTCCAAAAAACGAGCCGTTGCAAGACACTCAAGTTAAACAAAAAATCAATTACAATTACGTATTAATAAATTTAAAAACTAAATAATGACACCAGAAGAAAAAGCTGCACATGATGCACTAACAAACGAAGTAAAATCAATCGTTGACAAAGCGGTTGAAACTAAAGCTAACTCAGCAGAAGTAGCTGAATTAAAAACAAAATTAGAAAACGCTGTATCTAAAGAAGATTTTGAAGCGGTAAAAGCTGAGGCTATTAAATTAGCTGGCGAAATTGCTGCTATTAAAGAAACTTCTACTAAAGGCGAAAACGAATCTGCTACAAGTCAAATTGTAAAAGGTTTAGAAGCTAACAAAGAAGATTTAGCTAACTTAATTAGCAAAAAAGGTGGTTCTGTACGTGTAACGGCTAAAGCTGCTACTACTATGACTACTGGTAATGTTACTGCTGTTGGAACAAATGGTTTAGCAATGTTATTAAATTCATACGAACCAGGCATTACTGCAATACCTCGTTCTGCTCCATTCTTTGCGGATTTATTCGCTCAAGTACCTACAAGTGGTAATACTGTATCGTATGCTGAGATGAAAAACCCTGATGGTGGTGCTGGAATGACTGGCGAAGGTTCTGCTAAATCTCAAGCGGATTTTGATTTCGTAGAAGCTAAAGCAAACGTTCGTAAGATCACTGCTTACATTAAAACTTCAAAAGAAGCATTATCTGACATTCAAGGATTAGCTGGAGAAATTAACAACGAGTTAATGACTTTAGTTAAGTTGAAAAAAGATTCTCAAGTTTTATCTGGTGACAACACTGGTAACAACTTAAACGGTGTATTAACTCAAGCAACTGCTTTCTCTGCTCCAACTGGTTTAGCTAACGCTGTACCTGCTCCAAATAATTATGATGTATTAGTAGCTGCTATTACTCAAATTATGACTGCTGAGGTTATTAGTGGTGAGCCTGCTGGTTTCTTAGCTAACGTAATTGTATTGCATCCAGTTGATGTTGCTGCAATGAAATTAACTAAAGATACAACTGGTAACTATGTGTTCCCAGTAACATTGCCAGGTTCTACTTCTGTAATGGAAATTCCAGTAGTTTCTAATGCTCGTATGACAGTTGGTAGCTTCTTAGTAATGGATTCTTCTAAAGGTAACTTAAGAATCAAAGAAGATGTAACTTTTGATATTGGTTATGAGAATGATGACTTCACTAAAAACTTAGTTACAATTTTAGCTGAGATGCGTGTTGCTTTCTTCATTAAATCTAACCATGCAAAAGCATTTGTAACTGGTGACTTCGCTTCGGCTAAAGTTGCTTTAACTGCTGCTCCTTAGTATTAACATAGCCCTCACTTAATTGTGGGGGCTTAATAAAATAAACATGGCAAAAAAAGTAAAACCAGTTGACGAAGTAGTCAATACAGAAACAGAAGTAAAACCAGTTGACGATAAAGTTAGTAGTTCAGTAGAAATTGAAATTACTAAAGAAGTTGCTGGTATGGCTATTGGAACTGTAAAAACTGTTCCTGCTTTATTAGCAAAACAGATGATTGATTCGGGTAACGCAAAACTAAAAAATTAAACCAATGAAAAAAATATTATCAATACTTTGTTTATTCCTATTAGTAGGATATTCAAACGCTCAAGTCGTAACGGCTATGACGAAATCGGCTGTAACTATGACAAATAGCACGGCTGTAACTGCAACGTTAAACACTAACTATGTAACAGAAAACCTATCTATCCAAGCGGTTGTAACTAAATCAACTGGAACGGTAGCAGGTACAGTAGCGGTTAGTGCTTCCTTAGACGGTACAAACTATGTAGCATTAACAGCAAGCACAAGTACATTAGCTTTAACCGATGTTACAACTAATACTGCTATTTTCAACTACACTAAAAACCCTTATTTGTATTACCAAGTTACGTTTACTGGTACTGGTACGATGGTTGCTACTCCTAGCGCATCTGTATTCTCTAGTGGTTTAAGTAATAAGCACGTAGTAAGTAATATGAAAAGCAATGTATCATTAACAAGCGATACAACTGATAATACTGGCGTTTCTTACGTTGGATTAGGAGTTGAAAAATGGTACGAGCGTGTAACTATTCAATCAGTTGTAACTAAAATATCTGGTACAGTAGCTGGCACGGTTACATTACAAGGTTCTATTGATGGGACTAATTATGTAACAGTTAATTCTAGTTATGCAGATGTAACAAGCTATTCACCTACAAACGTAGCAACAAGTTCTAAACTATTTGTAGTTACTGGTTCGCCTTATCGTTATTACAGACTTTCTTATACTGGAGCTGGCACGATGTCGGCATCTCATAGAGGTTATGTACTACCGAGCAAGAACTAATTAAAATATTGCGGGTTAGGGAAGTGGTATCCCGTCTGACTCATTATCAGAAACTCAGTAGTTCGATTCTACTACCCGCTACTAAATAAAAGCAAATGGGAAAAATAGTTAAAACAACTGATTTTGTTGGTAAGTATAAAATATCACAAAACGGATTTAGCGAAACAGATTTGCAAGCGTTCATTGACAAGTACGAGAAAGTATATATCAGACGTTTACTAGGTTTAGTAACTGGTGACTTGTTTTATGCTAATATAGCTGCATTAACATTTTTATCACCTACTGATCCTATTTATTCGGTTCTGTTTAATCCTATTGCATCTGTTATTAATGGTTGTGAAATCATAAGCAATGGAGTGAAAGAAATGCTGCTAGGTTTTATCTACTGGGAATACACACGTTTTGCAAGTACTCAAAATACTTTGAACGGTAATGTAATGCAGGAAAATGAAACGTCTAAGGCTATTGATTGGATGAGTACACCTATTTATGATAATTATAACGAGGCGGTTAAATCTTATTCTGCTATTCAATATTTCATTAATAACGATACAACAAATTACCCAGATTATAACGGACAAACACTAGGTTACGCTAATCCAATTATCTAATGACTGATAAACAAACATACGATAGACTTAAGCCAATCATTAATTTGATTGATAAGACTGTTACGTGTCAATCAGTAACCGACAATGGCGACGAAACTTATACGTTTTTGTGTAATAAAACAAAGTGGGCCATTCCTTCATTCGATATTTCCATTTTAGGAAATGATTATAGAATTGTAGAAGTTGATTATAACGTATCAATCAAAGTAAGTGGCACTGTATTACCAAGCGTGTTAACATTCGATTTGTACGTGCCTATTTTCAAGCATGGGACTATTAGAGTAGTATCTGGTGAATTAAACAAAGTAACAAACCACCGTGAACGTTTACCATTGATTTATTTAAAGGAACAAATAACTGAAAAGTTACATTTTGATTCTTTAGATACATTAGATAGTGAACCAGATGTTACACTTTACTTCTTAACTCAATGCGATAATGTTAATTGGACGCAAGAAGATGGTGACACAAAAGGTATTGCACCGATGCGATCACTAGCAAATGAGTTTATTAAAGTATTGGCTAATAATCAATATGTAGCACCATTAATATCTACTGGCGATTTAAGAAACTATAACATATTTGGTAACGTTCAAGATAATGGTACGAATAAAAACATATTTAACGAGCCATTGGCAGGAGTAGGATTAAGAATTACAATACCATTTTTAAAAGAGTGTGATTGTTGTATAAATCCAGCTTTAGACACTCGACCAGCTCCAGGTTATGTAATTGATGCAGATGGAAACGTTTTAGCGGTTCTTTATTCTAATGAATATTACGTGTCGACTGGTGGCGTTTGTGCAGGAGTAACGATAACAGACCAATTTGATAATATACTTACAACGGTTGCAAGTGGCGGAAACTACGATGTAACAGTACTTACAGAAATAAGAGATACAATAGACGGTAACACGTCAACGATTATAGATAATTTAATTTAATAATAACAACTAAAAAAATAAAACAATGTCAAGTTTAGTATGCGACTGCGATGACGCAGGTTTAACAAACACGGGTGCGCCTAGTTGCATCCCAAAATTCGGGGTAACTAAAAAAATTATCATGGTTCCGTTAACAGCGAACGATGGTACTTTGAACAGTATTGACTTAACAGCGACTATTGACGCTACTTATATCAATGCTAAGATTAACCATGCTGATAGTTCAAAACGTTGGTATCCTATTTCTGGTGACATTAAAAACGTTGATAAAACTAAATCAGACAGTACTAAACAAACTTATGATGATGGGTCGGTTTTCCCTATCCAAGCTGGTGTTTACTCATTTACTGGAATTTTCCCTAACGGAAATCAAGTATTTGCTGGTATCTTAAACTCATCTCGTTGTACTCAGTTTGGTATCTTTGAAGTAGACGCTAACGGTTCATTAAGAGGTTACACTAAAAACGAAGTAGATATTTTATATCCTACTCCAGTAAATAACAATACATGGGAACCAATTTGGAACGATGTAAGTGATACTGTTTTAGAAAATACTGTATTGAATTTCCAATTTGATAGTAATTTACAACCAGAGTACTTACAAATTTTGTCAAGTGCTGACATTACTGGTATTTCTTTACTTAACGTTAACGGTTTAGTGGACGTATTAAGCACTAACGTATCATGTTCTACAACTGTTTTAGTTGTTAAATTAAGAACTAAATACAATACACCAGTTAAAGGTTTAGTTATCGGTGACTTCTACGATGTTGCTGGTGGAACTGCAAGTAAGGTGTATAATGTGACTGATTCGGCTGCATTAGCTTTAACTTCTGTTGTTGAAAGCCCTAGCGGAACATATACCTTAACTATGACTGTTGCGCAAACGGTAGCGGATAAAATCAGAGTTACACCAGTAAAAACTGGATTTGATTATACCGCGGTTATTGCAAATACAGCTACGGTAGCTTAATAAATTAAATTAATTACAAACTAAAAAGCCTACTCATTAAAACGTGGGTAGGCTTTTTTAATACAAAATAAAATGAGTTTAATTACAGATACAGTCAAAGCAACTGGCACAAACGATGCTGGATTAGCTGGAGCATTAGCAAGTGCAAGTACTACTGATATTGGTGCGGCTACTGGTAATTCGGTTATAGTAACTGGCACTACTACAATTACAAGTTTAGGCACGGCTTCGCAAGCTGGTGTAAAACGTTTAGTTGTTTTTACAGATGCTTTAATTCTAACCAATGGGGCTAACTTAATTTGTTTAGGTGGCGCAAATATTACCACCGAAGCTGATGACGTTGCTGAGTTTTTAGCATTAACTACTACCCAATGGCGTATGATTTCATACTCTAAATTAGGAGCTACAACAAATGGTTTAATTGATACTGATGGTATTTTAAACGGTGCAGTTACCGAAGATAAGTTAGGCGATGCTAGTGTATCATACAGTAAAATGGTGTCTAAAACACAAACAACATTAACAGATGCAACTGGTACATTATCAGCATCTGATTTTGTAAACGGTTTAATAGTTGGTGCAATTACTGGAAATATCGTTAAAACAACTCCAACGGCTGCCCAAATAATCGCATTAATTAACGGTTATCAAACTGGAACTAATTTTGAATTAATCATCGCAAAAACTGGAGCATTTACTGTACAATTAGTAGGAGGTACTGGTGTAACGGTAGTAGGTGATGATAGTATTTCTTCAACGACTCCACGCTCTGGTACATGGTTAGTAGTAATTACAAGTCCAACAACAGTTTCAATTTATAGAAAATAATTATGATACACTCAGGAAAAGCAAGCATTAACCCTATTGAATGGGTAGGTAAAAGCAAAGAGGAATTTTTTGCAGCCGTAAAAGGTCACTTAGCACACGATAAAAACGAAGTTTGGGAACAAGTACAAAAAGCAATCGAAAATGAGAGCATTAGTAGCATTAGTGAATCGAATAAAAGCGATAACAGTACTGGAAGTTCTAAAGCATCTAAGCGAAAATAAAGAGTTCACCGATTTAATAATTGAGTTAAACACTCGTAAACAGTTATATGATAAAGGTATTGATAGCTTAGGCGATAATATCGGTTCTTATTCAGCTAAAACTAAACAAATAAAGCAGGATAAAGGACAAATTACTAGCCACGTTACGCTATTTGATACTGGTGAATTTTACGAATCGTTTAGAATATTTTTTAACGGTAGTGATTTTATAGTTAGTGCCGATACGATTAAAGATACTGACGATTTAATTTATAAATATGGTATCGAAATACTTGGATTAACAGAAGAATCGTTATCTTTGCTAAGAGAAAAAGGTAAACAAATTATTATACCATACGTGCGTAAAAAAATATTAACTAGATAATGGCAATTACATCAACGGCAATTTTACCAGATACCAGAGCATCGGTAAGTCACTTTAATAAAATTAAAATGACTGGCAATAAGATTGGTATTAGTTGTGATGATAGTTTAGTAGTTGGTGGCGCTCCTACCTATACTATTTTATTTTGCACGTTTGACGGAGAAGAAGATCAATTTAGAGAGTTATCTAGTGAAACCAATTTATTACCATTAACAGAATCAGTTAAATACAGTTCATTTAACTTTGCTTATCTAGGCATAAAATACACTCCAAATAGTGCAACTGGGACCGTTCAAATATATTTAAACACTACAACATGATAGATTTAGATAAACATACCTCAAACATATCAACGGTTGTTAAATTTAAGTTTATCAACATAATTGATGATTTTATCGGGTCATATAGCGATGTTATTCAATTAGAGGATAATACAACTTACTTTATGTC